CTTTCCAAGAAACTCAAATACTGAGAAGAACCATGCGGTTGTTGCTTGACTCAGGATTGACACGGGCATCCATTGCAAAAATGATTGATAAGTTCTTCAGCACAGACCGTATGCGGTCAGCAGATTCACCAGTACATATGTTCTCTAGCAAAGCTGTACAGCAGTCATTGATGGAAAAGGTTGAAACTGAGCTGGATAGTGACACCAGCCCGGTGCTCACGTTGATGCTTAACGATTTCAACAGAGACAACGTACAACTACCGTGGGACTCATCGTCAGACAAACACCTGCGCAACACCGTGATTATGACTGCAATAGACGCGTGCTATCGCTACCCAGAAGTAGTTGCTAGAGTTATTGAATCAACTGCGGACTTCTCAGTTCCAGAGTTTAGAAATAAACTTTCAGCCCTTAACTCGCTGGTTAAGTGGCATCTCAATACAGAGGATTGCGATAGAGATGAGCTCCTTAGCACCCTCTCCGATATCACACTTCCAAAAGAATTGCTTGCTAAAACACGCTCATCCTTGAGACCCGCTGCTGATACGATTGTGTCAGCAATTTACAATTACAGAAGAGGTTCTCATGGGGTATGACGGTGTGTTTGCATTCGCAAGTTTTGAAGACCTTGTTCACTTTGTGAATTGGGTCACATCATCATTTGATGACCCACAAGAGTTCAAAGACTGGATAGAGTCACGGACTCTCGACTTTGCAGAAATCGACAACCAATTTTGGAGCATAATTGAAAATGGCTATTATTCGGAAAGCAACGGCTCAGACCTTCCCAGTTCCGACTGATTGGAAATCAGAAAAATGGTGGCGCAATCGTTCAACTGACGAGCGCCTGTTTCACACCCGCATACCCACTAGGTGGTTGTCGTTTACTCTAGACAACCTAGAAGTCAGCGATTCAACAAAGTCTGACGTTTCAGAGTGGATTGCAAACTACCAACCAGGAGACAGTCTGTTCTTGCATGGCAAGTCTGGTTGTGGCAAGAGCGTTGTTGCTCAAGCCGTTCTTGCTCAGCTAGTCGCAAACAATGAACTGTCTGGGAGATTTGTTAGCAGTGATCGTTACATCGACATGCTGAAAGACACCTTTGAGCAGGACGGTGGGTTGCTACCAGAGATGTACTCCATGCCCTACCTACTGAAATACATTCAGGGTGTGTTTGACATTGTAATGCTTGATGGTGTTGGGCAGGAACGAGAGACAGATTTCTCAACACATGAGATAGGTAGCTTGATTAGACGCAGATACGAAGACACTAGATCCATGATCATTACAACAACCATGGGAGTCATGGACTTCAATCGTCGGTACGGTGATCGTGTAAAGGTAGCGACAACGGAGATGACCGAGATTAGGGTTTCATAATGGAGCGTGGGGATATATCCGATTACACGACGATTGCCCAATCGTGTATATGGGAAGGGGTTTTGGCAAACCCACCTGAAGGATTTACTTCAAAAACTCGTTATCGTCTGTACGAGAGAGCCAACAATTGGGAGTCAGCTATACCAATGTGGAAGCCGAACGACCTATCGGTTCGTTCAATTGCAGACTGTACAAACAGGCTTCACATCGGTACTGACGTAATCACGTTTCTTTCACAGGACGCCGTAGACCCTATATACAACTGGCTCCTTCGGAAAGGAATTACCACAACCGTGTTGTATTACCCGTCAGCCAAAGAGTATGCTCTCGACCTGCGTTACAACCGGGGAATAAAAACTGTCTACGTTGCCAACGACGATGATGCTTTCACGATAGGCTTACGAGCTCACGTCGTTCAACCAAACACTGCTTGGAGAATTTGATGGCTTCCAGTGAGCTGTATCTCGTTTCAAAAATCATTCAAGAAAAAGACATGACGACGCCAGTGCGAGCAGGACTAAAGCCTGATCACTTCACTGGGTCGTGGGTAGAGGTGTGGTCTTGGCTACTTGACTTTCAAAGAACACACGGAGCAGTACCGACTGAGCGGGTATTCTCACAAGAGTTTGGTGACATTCATTTGGAGGATGCATCAGGCGAAACATTCTCCAGATTGATCGATGAGGTTCTGTCTGCTTATCGGCAGAGAACCATCATGGATTCTTTGTCTCACGCCATACCTGCAATCAACAACAATGATATTGACGACGCAATGGCCGCTCTTGCGGCTGGTCTACAGAAAGCGTCAGTTGAATCGTCAAGACTTCGTGACATTGATATCATTCAAAACTGGGAAAACCGCATGTCTCGTTACGAAGAGATGCGCAACACACCAAACGCTTTGCGTGGTATACCAACAGGGTTTCATGGTCTTGACAGAATCACTCACGGACTACGCCCACAACAGTTTATTGTCTTTGCTGGAGAGCCCAAGCGAGGAAAGTCATTGTTTGCTTTGATCTTGGCTAACTCAGCACACATCCACGGCAAGAGACCATTGTTTGTTTCGTTTGAGATGAGTATTGAGGAACAGGAAGCTCGGTACGACTCACTTATTTCCAGAGTTCCTTACACACGGATACTTTCAGGAGATTTGTCAAATGCGGACATGGCAAAAATCAAGCGTGCATTGAGTCTCCGAAAGAACATGCAACCGTTTGTGTTTAGCGAAGACACATCTTCTCTAACTACTGTCACAGCTCTGGCTGGCAAAGTACAGGAGTATCAACCGGACTTGCTTGTTGTCGACGGTGTGTACTTGATGGACGATGAAGAGGGTGAAGCCAAGGGTTCCCCACAAGCACTGACCAACATCACTAGAGCACTAAAGCGACTTGCCCAACGGTTTGACATTCCTGTCGTAGCCACTACTCAGGTTCTCTCTTGGAAGCTACAGAACAGAAAGACAAGAGCAGTTACAGCTGACGCAATTGGTTACACCTCGTCGTTCGCACAGGACGCTGACTTGATCCTTGGTGTAGAGCGCAACCCAGACGTTGATGATCAAGCAATTATCAGAGTTGTCCTAGCAAGAACTGCACCAACTGGAGAAGTGCATGTAAAGTGGGACTGGTCTACTATGGAGTTTGAGGAAGTAAACGACTATGACGACTACATCAACCCCTCATTCGATTAACATCGCTCAAGTCCTAGAGTCAGTGGGCGTAGAGATCAAGCGAGTTGGTGAACGAGAGATCACCGGTAAATGCCCTGTTCACATTAGGACGGTTGGGCGACATGACAACTCCCCGTCATGGAGCATGAATGCCAACACCGGACTATGGATTTGCTTTTCCTGCGGAGCCAGAGGGTCTTTGTCCTCACTTCTGTACGAACTGACTGGTGGAGCCAACTCTCTTGACATACAGAAGATGTTGGTTGAGTCTTCTTTTGAAGCCCTAAAAGCACCAAAGATCGTACAAGAAGAAACCTACGTAGATCGAGATGTGTTCTTTGGGTTCGCAAGAGTACCAGAAGCTTTGTGTGAGTCAAGAAACCTTGACCCAGAGCTAACGCACAAGCATGGCGTTAGGTGGAACAAAGATCACAGAGCCTGGGCCATACCGATAATGTCGCCAACAGGTCGCTTAGAGGGTTGGCAAGAGAAGAAGCATGGTAGTGTGCTGAACTACCCAAACGGAGTAAAAAAGTCCAAGACTCTATTTGGCATAGAACGCTTTAGAAGCACTACAGCTGTACTTGTTGAATCGCCATTGGACGTAGTTCGGTTTGCATCTCTTGGGTTAGATGCTCAGGCATTAGGTACCTTCGGTGCGTATGTATCTGATGAACAACTAAGATTAACTTTGTATGTCGCTGATAGAATTGTTGTAGCTATGGACAACGATGACGCTGGGATTGCTTCTAGTAAAAAGATTTACAAAGCAATAGGTACACCAAGAGCAGGGCTTTTGTGGTGGAACTACAGTGGTTCAGACTGCAAGGACATAGGTGACATGGAAGACGAGGAAATTAAGGTAGGATTAGATACCGCAACTGTCCTACCACCTTGGATTACCTAACATGTTTACAGGATCTCTATACCCATACCAAGAAGAGTCTGTCGAAAAAATGCTCGACAGAGGCCAAGTGCTACTCGGGCTTGTGATGGGCGCCGGTAAAACCGTAACAACTATTGCCGCCATAGAATCCCTTTTTGAGAGTAACGAAGTAGATCGTTGTTTAGTTGTTACCCCAGCGTCGCTGAAGTACCAGTGGAAGCGTGAGATTGAAAGGTTTACAAACTCACGTGTAGTTGTAATTGACGGTACTGTCAAAGCACGCGAACGCTGTTGGAAATCAGCTTTATCAGCTCGCTACATCATCGTAAACCCTGAGTGTTTATTGCGAGACCTCACCTTATTTAAAAAGGTAGATTGTCAGGCAATCGTGGTTGACGAAGCAACTATGCTTAAATCGCGGGTTAGCAAGAGATCAAAGTTAGTTAAAAAGATTGCCAAGCCGATGCTGTACCGGTATGCACTTACAGGACAGCCTATTGAGAATAAACCTGAAGAACTGTTTTCAATAATGGAATTCGTAGACCCAACGGTTCTTGGCCCGTTCACAGACTTTGACCGCACATTCATTGTGCGTGATCACTGGGGTAAGCCCTTAAGGTACAGAAACTTAATGGAGCTGCACAACTCCTTGTCACACTGCATGATCAGAAAGACTCGTGAAGACATCGCTGATCAACTTCCTGAGATTATTCACCAAGTAATCCCTGTACCATTTGATGAGGCTGGGGCTTCCCTCTATAGGTCAATCGCAAAAGACTTGTTGTACCATCTACAACAGGCTATGTCTAAACATGGTGGGTCTTTTAACCTATGGAAGCACTACAACGATCCTGAGTCTAACGAAGCCCAGGGACAGATTATGTCCAGGTTAACGGTGCTAAGGATGCTGTGTGATAACCCACAACTAGTGGTTAGATCCTCAGAAATTTACGCCGATCCAAAGAGGCCTGATGAAGGCAGCGCTTATGCTCATGATATCTATTCTAGAGGACTCATGTCTAAGGTTACGGCGTCTCCAAAATTAGATGCAGTGGTCGAGTATATCGAGGAAGTTCTCTCCGCCGATCCCAAAAACAAAGTAGTTTTGTTTTCCTTCTTTAAGGAGAACCTAAGACTGATTCAACAAGCAACTTCAAAGTTAACGAACAGCGTTCTGTTCATGGGTGGTATGAGCGCTGAGGAAAAAGACAAGGCAAAACAGCTATTTGGAAACGATCCAGACACACGTCTGTTCTTATCTTCTGATGCTGGGGGATACGGAGTAGACTTGCCGATGGCAAACTACCTGATATCCTATGACCTCCCGTGGAGTAGCGGTAAGCTAGAACAAAGAGAAGCGCGAATAATCCGGTTATCTTCACAATTTCCCCATGTAACTATTGCAACTTTTGTTATGCAGGGTAGTATTGAAGAGAGACAGTATGAGATGCTGCAACAAAAGCGTTCAATTAACGAAGCGTTTGTCGATGGGAAACACCACGACCACAAGGGTGGGTTTGACATTACATTGGGTAGCCTCTCAAACTTCTTAAAACAATCACACGTATAGGAGAGACATGGAAAAGGTTGTTAAGATTATCCGTAGATACCCTGCTCAGGAGTTAGCCCTGATCAGCAAGGAATACAGTGACCTTAAGAGCTTAATTGATAAGTACCAGGTCAGACTAGATCAACTAAAGAAAGAGCTAAATGACCAAGCAGACACCTTTGGTGACGAGGATGACAAAGGACATAAGTGGCTGAGAGCTGGAGACTTCCAGATCAAAAGAGAGCGTCGTGTTTCGGTTAACCTAGATTCTAGGGAGGCTGAGTCATGGGCCAAGGAGAACAACATTTGGGATGATGTGTCTGAGGTAGTTAGAGTACTGGATGAAGATAAGCTTCTTGGTAAGGTATGGGAAAACCCAGAGCTAAAGCCAGCCCTAGACAACTTGTATGTAAAGAAAGAGACGTGGGCTTTCAAGTTCTCAGAAAGCAAGAGTTATGACGACGAGTGAAATTTACGAATGGTTAAAAGCACACGCTGTTGTGCATACTGCAACTGGTGGAACTTACGACGTAGTACGCTTTAAACAGGCAGTGTCCTTGATTGAGTTTTTGATGGAAGAACGTGACTACTGGAAGAACGCCTACATGGAGGCAACAAGTGCCACGCGATCCTCTTGACTTTTTCAATGATCTACCAGACTTCCCTGGAAAGACCCCACCAAAGAATCGTTCTTCAAAGAAGTCTGACAACCGACTTGACGACCGTTTCAACGGAGCAAAAGGTAAAGTCTTTAGAATTAGTGGTGAAGAGCGGGTGTTCTACACAGTAGGAGAACTTGCAAAATGCTTGAATCGTAAGCCAGTTACGATTAGGATGTGGGAGCAACAGGGGTGGATACCCAAAGCCACCTACAGAACACCCACGCCAAGGGGCGAACAAATTCCTGGAAAAACTTTGAAAGGTCGTAGACTTTACAGTTTGGAGCAGGTAGAGTTCTTGATGGATGCTCTTGAGCATTTCAAGATAGACGATCCCAACAAGGCCAATTGGGATGGTTTCAGAAAACACATAAAAAACAAGTGGCCCAACTAACAAGAGAAAAGAGAAAAACATGTCAAGATACGACGACGACGATACCGAAGTGATGGAAGAAGAAGCTCCTGTACGCCGACAGACAAAGGTAGTAGAGGACGACGACGCGGTATCTGTTAGTGCCGCGAGTGCCATCCGCCGTGGATGGGGAGCAGTAGAGCAGGCAAAGTCCGCAGACTCACCGTACGCCCAACGCCTTCGTGTTAGCGAAGAACCAATCATCATCAAGTTCCTTGAAGATGAGCCTTACGCTACCTACAGACAGCACTGGGTTGAGCGCTCAGGACAGAAGTCATTCACCTGCATTGCCGACCTCGACCCCAAGGGTTGCCCACTGTGCGATGCCGGTAGCCGTCCGTCAACACGGTTTGCGTTCAACGTTGTCTTGCTGTCTCCTGATTCAGAGCCAGTCCTGAAGTCCTACGAGGTTGGTCCTAGAGTCATTGACCAACTCAAGAACTTCCACGTTGACCCACGGCAAGGACCTTTGTCTAAGCACTTCTGGGCCGTAAGCCGTTCGGGTAAGGGTGCTACCTCCGCAACCAACCACCAGCTGGTCAAGGAGCGAGACCTAGAAGAGTGGAACATCGATACCCTGACTGAAGCAGACTTCAAGGTCATGAACAAGTCTGTGTACACCGCCGATATCATTCAGATCCCGTCCCGCAAGGACCTCATCCAGATTGCATTGGAAGATTTGTCTGACTGATATGTCACAACTCAACAACCACGTGGGGGGCCTCATGGCCCCCCACGTAGTATCTTCAATTGAAGAGCTTCACAAAATTGTCCAACACATCCAGAGTGTTGGCGCTTTTGCTTTTGACGTAGAAACACGCGGCAACGTAGAACGTCACAGTGATGTTCTTGCGTGGATTGAACAAGAGTGGAAGCAGCACGAAAGCACTCTGAAAACAACATCTGAGGATGTGTTGGCTAGATCTAAAGAGGCCATCATCACTAGGTGGCAAAACACTTTGGCCCTAGATCCAATGAGAAACGAAGTCTTTTGGATTGGCTTAGCAACAGAGGGTAAGTCCTGGGCCGTACCCATGGGCCACCCAAATGGTGAGATACTCGTACCAGAAGAACGGGGTGACGGTACAACCACACCACCTCTTGGTTACCGCAAAGTCTTAGCAAATGGCAAAGAGTCCATGGCAAAGGCTAGGTACTACATACCGGCTGAGTACTCAGCAGCTCCTGAGCAACTTTCACGTACTGACGTGTTCAAAGTTTTGGAACCAATCTTCTTTAGTGATGTTGTCAAGGTTGGCCACAACGTCAAGTTTGACGCCAGATCGATCCGCAAGTATTACAACGACCGCTTACCCGATGGGCCGTTCATCGACACGATGATTATCCAGCACATTCTCAATGAGAATCTTTCTGAGTACAGCCTTGACAAACTGATTGCCCACAATTTTGGGGGCTTTAACCCCTATCACATGGACGGCAAGATTGGTGCAATAATCACTCAGGTGCCATTCTCCAAAGCAGTTAGGTACGTGCACCTAGACGTAAAGTGGACATGGCATCTATACAAAGTCCTGTGGCAAAAGATCCAAAATAAAGAGCAGTTGCTTTCCTGCCTTCGGCAAGACATGGAGGTTATCCGTGTGTTGATGGACATGGAAGACAACGGGATACCCGTAGACCATCGCTCCATGACTAGGCTTGGCAAAGAGTTAGACACTCATCTAAATGAACTCTTGCTTGGGATGATGGATTACGCACCTCCTGGGTTTAACCCAGACAGCCCTAAGCACAAACAACAACTGTTGTTTAGCAAGAAAAGCGAGGGTGGTCTTGGGCTAAAGCCCACCAAGTACACCGACAAGGGTTCGGCATCGGTTGATGAAGAAGCTCTTCGCAATCTTGAAAGCAAACACCCTGTAGTACCGCTGCTTATAGACTGGGCAGAAACTAAAAAGATCAAGTCAACCTATGTTGATGGGTTACTTACCAAACTACACAAAGGTTCTCTGCACCCGTCGTTCCACCTGCATAGAACAGCTACTGGAAGACTTTCCTCCAGCAACCCCAATCTGCAAAACATCCCAAGAGACAGTAGCGTCCGTGGTTTATTCGTAGCTAACCCCGGCCATGTATTGCTAGTCGCTGACTACGACCAGATCGAGCTTCGTGTTATGTGCATGTTCTCCGGAGACAAAAAGATGAGCGAGTTTTTCTTGAACAACGAGGACATCCACGCGGGTGCTGCCGCTCTTATCCTAGGTAAGGATGTGTCTGAGGTTACTCCAGAAGAACGCCAGCTTGGTAAAGGTGTTAACTTCCTTACGGCTTATGGTGGTGGCCCTCAAAAGTTGGCAAGAACCACAGGAGTTGACGTAGAACACGCACGCTCCGTCATCGATCAGTACTACAAGCAGTTCTCTGGCATCACTAAATGGAAAAAGAGTGTTATTGAAGCAGGTATCAAGAATGGGTACGTTGAGACCATCTCAGGAAGACGGCGTAGACTGCCAGATCTGCGCTCGGATGACAGCATGTTAAAGTCCAGAGCAGAGAGACAGGCAGTCAACGCGGTGGTACAGGGTTCTGCTGCTGACATATGTAAGAAAGCCATGATTGATGTAAACAATGTACTAACTGGGACAGGATCAAAGATCTTAGTCCAGGTGCATGACGAACTAGTAGCCATGGTCCCAGAGCAGATAGTTGACGAGTTACAGCAAAAGTTTGTATTAGCTATGGGAGATGGTAACATTATTAATGGTATTCCGTTAAAAGTTTCATGCCACTCAGCGTATAATTGGTCGGAGGCGAAAGGGTGATGATGGCGTCAAGTCCAGTCGAAGAGCGTAACTTTTACCTCACCCTTTCTATACTTGAAGGGCAGAAGTTAGCGCATGCTGCAGGGTTCTCTGTTCCCTCTGCAGAAGTTCAAGAACACGAAATCATGGACATAATGCAAAAATGGTTTACTTTATCTCACGCAGGTATCCTAGACAGCGTAAAAGAATGCGCAAACTGGATGGTAAACATCCTGCGTGATACTAGCGATCTAGACGAGGACACCATTGTCTCTACAGAGAACATTATTACAGCCTTTGGTATAGCAGCCATAGCTCACCTAATTGACCAAGAGATGCTGAACATTGTCGAACCTGAGAAGTATGACCCATCATTAGTTGAAACTAATATTGTGTCACTGCTAGGATTCATGTTATCATCAGCACTATCAGATGACGATTACGACTTAGAGGAGGATGACGAGGATGAGCAGTGATTGGTGGTCTAAGAAACTTAGTGGTAATCCAACCACTTCTTCTAGACCCACAACTTCATCTATGCCACCGACTACAATCCCTATACGCCTACCGTCTGGGCTGACTCACTCTAATCCTCAGCCATACAGAGACACTCCACTACCTCAACAACCTGTATCAAACGAACCCATTACCATGGGTGAAGCCCTAAGACAACCGCATCTATGGGAAGGTCGAGGAGAAGCTGCTAAGAAGCAGGGGAATCTAACCTGCCCAGAGTGTGGTAGTGGTAACGTATTTGTGCGTACAGCTAAAGGTGGAAACACAACAATCAACGGTAACAGCCCAGCACCGCGATGCTTTGAATGCGGTTGGAATGGTATGTACGACCAAGCCTCCCAAGCTTCTTGGGGAGTATAACAACAAGGAAAACAATGAAAAGTGAAACTGGCCGTGAGAGCCTTGAATCCATTATTTCTTCTATTAACAAGAAATATGGAGATCAAGTTATTGTACAAGGAAACCAGGTAAAAGAAGAAGTGCCCCGTATTACAACAGGAGTACTAGCTTTTGATCTTATGCTTGGCGGCGGGTGGCCTATGAACCAATGGTCTGAGATCATTGGTGATGAGTCATCAGGGAAGACAGCTTTGGCTTACAAGACCATTGCTGCTAACCAAGCTGCTGACCCGGAGTGGGTGGCTATGTGGATTGCCGCCGAAGAATTTGTTCCAGACTATGCAAAAGCTATCGGCGTTGATCTAGACCGCCTGTGGGTAGTTGAGACTAACGTAATGGAGCAAGTCTACGATCTTATTATTCGCGCAATGGAGAATAGGGCAGTTGACTGCATTGTTCTAGATTCACTTCCGGCACTAGTCCCCGGTGATGAAGCTGAGAAGATGATGGATGAGTTCTCCATGGGTCTAGGAGCTAGACTGACTGGAAAGTTTTTCCGTAAGAGCAGCAAGGCGCAAAAGCGGTCGTTGATTAACGAGGATCGCGGGTGCACTGGTTTGATCATCAACCAATGGCGCGAGAAGATTGGCGTGATGTATGGAGACCCACGCACCACACCAGGTGGTAAAGCCAAGAACTTTCATTACTTTGTAAGACTAGAAGTAAAACGAGATGAGTGGTTGAAGTTTAAAGATGAGCCAGTAGGTCAGACCATTAAAGCCAGAACTCTAAAGAACAAGACGTACAGACCGCAACAGGTTGCTGTTGTTGACTTCTACTTTGCTGACTGCCAATCATTCAAACTAGGTGACTTTGATGTGATCAAAGACATTGTTAACATCTGTATTGCAACAGACATAATCACAAGAGCTGGAGCGTACTACAACTACAAAGACCAAAAGTGGCAAGGAAAAGATGCCCTATTGCTTGGAGTTCGCGAGGACTTGGGGCTACAATCTGAACTCAAAGAGAAAGCAAAGGAGTATTTCCTATGATATTCGGTAGAGAAGACAGAGCAGATCAGCAACGTGAGATTATGAGAGCTTCCAAGAAGCAGGAGAAGCGTTCTGCCAAGATGTACAAAGGCAGTAGGAACGCAGGATCTGGGTCTGGTTGGCTTAGAAAGAACGACGTGCGCACTCACGAGCTTCTTATTGAGAACAAGCTCACAAACAATCTAAAGTCCTACTCAATTAAGGCTAGTGAGTTGGCTGATCTTACTCAGCGCGGTGTCCTTGAAGACCGTCTTCCAGTGCTTCAGTTTGACCTTGGGGGCAGACACTACGTAATTCTTAACGAGGCTGACTTCCAAATGTTGGTAGGAGTAGACGGGGATCGTCTGTGACAGAGACACCTTGGTACGCCAAGACTTACAAAGAATCAATAAAGTCAAAAGGTCGTATACTACCAGTAATACAAGAGCGGCTTGTGGTAAACAACCGTGAGAGAAACCAACACAGAGACACTGACCACTTGCATCCCTCTGAGCTTTCAAAGAAAGACTGGTGTGCTAGAGCCGCATGGTATAAAATTAACAAGTATCCTGCCTCAGATGAGTCATATAATATGACTAGATTAAATGTGTTTGAGGAGGGCCATGCGATTCATGCAAAGTGGCAGAAGTGGATGCACCAAGCTGGCATCCTTGGTGGCAAATGGGAATGTGCGTCGTGCTCTGAAGTATGGTACGGGGTTTCTCCTAGCTCTTGCCACCAGTGCAATTCTAGTAATGTCCTTTATCGCGAGGTACCTGTACGTGACGATGGGTTTCGCATACTCGGTCACGCGGATGGAGAATTGGTTGATGGGGAAGGCAAAGCCCTTATTGAAATAAAGAGCGTTGGCCTTGGCACCGTGCGGTGGGATCACCCAAACTTGTACAAAGCATACTCAAGTGGTGAACTAACCCTAGACGGCCTTTGGAAAAACATAAAAAAGCCATTTGCGTCCCACGTCCGTCAGGGCCACATCTACATGCACTGCACAGGCCACGACAAAATAGTGTTCATCTATGAGTGGAAGCCCACCCAAGAGGTAAAGGAATTTACTGTTACCTTTCAAGAAGAAATAATGCAGCCAATTCTTGACAACTGTAGCAAAGTTATTGCACACTTAGATGACAACACAGAACCAGAGCGCCCAGTTTGGGCATCTGATAGTAAGGCTAACGGTTGTAAATACTGCCCCTACAAGAAAGTTTGTTGGAATTGAGAGTAATACCAAAAGATGATGGAGACCCTGCTCTCTCCAAATTTAAGAGTAAGTTCTCCCTGCCTACTAGGCCGTCAGACAACCCACCAGAACTACCAGACCACCTAGACGACCTAGACGACAGTGACCTAATGGATTTGTATACAGAGTTCATGTCTTGGGTATCTTACACAAAGGGCCAGTTAGTGCAAGCTGAAATTGATGAAGATAGGGATGGCAACCTATGTAGAATCACAGAAGCAAAAGTATTGATTGAGCAGTGGGGGTCTGATGTTAAGGGTGACCGGGTAACCATTGCTAAGGCACGTCGAGACACCGACCATAGGGTTGTTGCTCAGCAAGAGAAGTATCAAGTTTCTAGAGCTTATCGTAAACTCGTTGAAGCTGTATTTGAATCCTGTGAACGCGGGGCCCAGTTGCTTTCGCGAGAGCTAAGTCGTAGAATTGGTTTAAGTAGTAAAGACAGCAGAACATCAAGATTCGGAGCATGATATGTCAGATCCCTACGGATACGCCGCAGCAAAAGAAGCAAACGCCCGACTTAAGCGGCAGCAAGATACCTACCGGTATACAACCGAGCCACTTAACAGACTCAATGATACCCTGCAGGATATCCTAAATGAACTTCGTAAGATCAACGACAAGCTACACAATGACTGACGACATTGTTACCCGGCTAGAAAACTGGGATGATCAGCAGCCACCATTCTCAGTAATGCAGGAAGCCGCAGATGAGCTTAAACGGCTGCGAGCCGCACTTGAAGACTGTGAGAGAGATTTCCACGCACTCAAGGTGATGTTTGATAAAATGAGAATTGGCCGGAACTACTGGCGCAAGTATGCAGAGCAGAACTATGGCAAATAGAGCTAAACAAAAAGGCACATCGTTTGAAACGTCTATTAAACGTTATCTAAACGCTAATGGTTTTCTAAAAGCCGCCCGTACTGTCCTCAAAGGTAGTGAAGACACAGGAGATATCAACGGAATCAGAAACAATCTTGCCGAAAGAGAGCTTGCTATACAGTGTAAAAACCAACGTAAGCTAAACCTAAGTGGTTGGTTAGACGCAACTGTTGAGCAAGCATCCAAACTGGGCAAGTCGATGCCAGCTTTAGTTGTTAAGCGGGCTGGTAAAGGTGAAAAAGCATTAGGTGATACCTACGTTGTGATGCGGTTAGATGACTTTGTTACTCTGCTGAAAGAGGGCGGTTACTCGTAAAATTATAGGGTTGATAACAACCTTTTAAACATACGGAGTAAACTATGTCCCAAGAACCAGTAGATGATATTGTAAAAGTATCAGGTGGAAGCAATCCACAAAGCGTAGGGTCGATTGTAGCCAGGTCAGTAATCGCTGGACAGTCCCCTAAAATGCGCGCAATAGGCGCCAGTGCTGTTAACCAAGCAGTTAAGGCATGCGCTATTGCCAGAGGCTTCGTAGCACCAAGAGGGGTCGACCTATGCTTTATCATAGGGTTTGACGACATTCCAGGAGACAACGGAGAAACGATTTCCGCTATCTCTTTTAAGCCTGTTACACGTTAACCATAACCCAAATAACTGGTATTATATTAAGTAACGCGTGCTTTTCTCATGGAGTAACCAATGGCCAAAGACCCAAACGAAGACACATCCAACCTCAGTGGGTTATCAGCTGAAGATGCCGCTCAGCTTAAAAAGCTAATCGACGCTTCAGGTGGTTTTTACGCTGCTAAAGATGGCAAAGTTGTAGACGTTTCCAACACACCAGAGTTCAAAGCACTGTTTAAGTCGTCTAGCGCAGATGTACGTGCTAAATTAAGTGGTTTAAAGAAAGCAGCAAAATCAAAAGTATCTAAAGAGGTAAAAGCTGATAAAGAAGACCCAGAAAGAAAGCGTAGACTTGGATCTTCAAAAACAGAAACCACTAGAAACGTAGCAGCTTCACAAGTTAAAAAACTTGGTACTGCTCAAGAACGTGCTGATGTAATCTCTGCACGACAAGCTCGTGTTGAAAAATTCCCAACCACTGAAAAGATTGCCGACGTTAAAGAAGCTCTGTCGCTTAAACAGCGTGGGCAAGCTAAGGTAACTGACCCAGACACTGGGGTTACCACGGTAGTTCCAGACCCAAAGGGAGTCCCCCAACTTGAAGGTACTGGTGCAATACCACGTATTCAAGGAGGAACATCACAGCTAGGTACTCCCCAACCTGGCAGAGACCGGGCTACAACAACCCCTGCCCCACAAATACCCAGAGCTAATGCAGACGAGATGGGAAGAGTTGGCTTTCGTGGTAGAAAGCCCACTGCTGCAGAATACGTAGCGCACATTCTATATATGCAAGGATGGGGAAAAGAGGGTGCAAGTGATGATCTTGCACCTAACGAAATGTACGAAGCCCCAAGGGCATCTGATGATGAAACAGCCGCAGACGTATCGGAACAAGTAGAGATACCAACCACACCCTTTACCGAGAGCTCTTCTCTAGTAGAAAAAGGTGAACAAGGAGCGATCACCTTTGGTGAAGGTGGAAAAGACATTGTAAAAGGATCAGCACGGTCCGCTGCTGACACAGAGCAAAGAGCTTTGTCTGAACTTGGAGCAATCCCAGCCCCAGATCAGGGGTCTAACCCATTAGCAGAAGCTGCATCGTTAGAGCAAGGTGCGCTACATACTGGCCAAACCTCAGCGGCACTGTCTGGCCAATTTAAGGATACAGTAGATGCTGCAAGGCTAGCTGCCGCTGCAAACTTGTTGATTTCCCCAGAATTAAACCGTATGCGTTTGCGTGAGGGTGAAGTGGCTAGAGGAGTAGCTGAGCCCGTATTCAGAGGAAACTTCACAGTACGCAGAACCCCTAGTGAGTTTAAGTTAGTAAAAACCCCAGTTATGGACCCAACTACAGGTAAACAGAAAAGAGATGCTAACGGTAAACTCGTTTGGCAAAAAACAAGAGGTGGCATTCCCGAAACTCAACCGATGAAAGTCTCAGGTAAGGAGTCACTACGCCCAAGCACGGCTACTGTACGAGGACCGTTTGCTGTCGAGCCAGATGAAACATCATCAACGCTAACGCCATACGAAGAGCAGATTGCTGAGTCATACACAAGATCTGTAGGGGAAGCAGGTTCTAAAGAGTTCGCTGAAGCCGACAAAATGTTGGACACAGTAACCGGAGGCTACACCGCTTCCCTTGAACCCTCAGAGTTTGGTAATTACACTCCAGTTACCAATCTTAGCCCACAGTTGTACCCATGGGTAGATAGATCACAGCAACCTGCTGTTAGAACTATACCTGGATCAAGCGAAAGTAAATCAGTAGACGAACTGTCTACTACTAAGCCTAACGCTGAAACGCCTAGTGAAAAGGAAGCTTACTTTTCTAAGCTACAAGAAGGTATCGAAAAGCAAGATGAAGCCCGTGGGTCCAGGTATGGAGTGCGTAGAGACAGCGAAGGAAACATCATTGATGTAGGTCTTGACACAGACGTTGTAGGGATGGAGCTACGAAAAGGCGGCCTGATTAAGGAAGTAGTGGGGTCTGAGCAAGTAGTAGTAGACCCAACTACTGGTAAACCTAAAAGATCAGGACCTAGAAGGGTACACATTAGAAGAAGCCCAGAATCATTAAGACGACAAAACATAGTTCTTCAAGAGCTAGCAACTGACTCGACTATAAACCAAATGCGTGTACCAAGTTATTATGTACAACCACAACCAGCTGGAGTGTACAGAGATGATACTCCTATTGACCCAGAAACCGGAAACGTTCGCACACCAAAAGGTGTAGCCGAAAAACTTAAGTTTGGTTCTGGAGAAAGGGTAATCTCAAACGTTGAAACGTCAGATCCAAGATGGACCGATTACGACTACTCAACAAAGATGGTTGAAAAAGAAGGAACAGATGCTTCAGGAAAACCAACAACTATTCCAACGGCAGAAGAAGGCGTTGTAAGACGTATTATTCCAACTGCAAGAGGTCTTAAGCCAGAGGGACCAACGGTTGAAGAAGACACAGCTGCCAAGATTGAACAGGTAATACCTGGATTTAAAGAAAAAGGTATCCCTGGTGTAATAAGTCCTCAACTGGTTACCAATGTTTTTGCAAATGTACAAAAAGATATTTTAAGGAGAAAAGCTGGCGGTGAAACTGGCCCAGTTCGCCGTCGTTCTGAAGAAGAACAAAGAAACTACCTACAGTCAATTGGCGAAAAGCCAATGTACACAGATGAAGAGTTTGGAAAAATACAAGAGTTTCGTGAAAGAGAAAGATCAGCTGATGACGAAGCATTGAAATCAGCAGTAGAAGCACTATCCCAAAGAAAGCCGCTAGTAGAGCAAGCGTTGAAAGACCTAGCTACTATTAAAGATGTAAAGTCCAAGGCGGAAGAAGAAGTAGCAAAGCAAATTCGTGAAGGTAGCCATCCAAGTGCTATAAGAAAAGATGGTTCAACCAACCCCACGTTTATGCCAATCGAACCATTGTCACCGACAGCTTCACCGGAAGAAAAGAAACTACACAAAGCGAGAACCTCAGCTCAAAATCGTGTCATAAGAGCAGCAGGAAGAGAAGCTGTTAACGCACACATTAACTCTGTTTCAGAGTCTTCAGGGTTCAAGACTGACGTTAGAGGCGATGTAAAAGTCGATGAATCTGGAACTCCAATTCAGCTTGACGACACGTCAGACTCATTAGTAAACCCAGAAGACGAGACAGAAATCCGTGTAAGGGTAATGAAAGCCTTACACCAAAAAATCAGTCCATCTGTTGCTGGAACAGAATCTAAAAGAACTGTACCAAGAAAGTTCTATTACCGCATTCAAAAAGATAAACGCGGTAATGCCGTACTAGACGAAGACGGTAATCCAGTTGTCATGGAATCTGAGAAACGGTCGTTCCCTGTTCAAAAAACAGACGACCAAGGTAAGCCCGTTAGAGACACTAGAGGTAACGTCACACAAGATGTTGACGAAACTGGAGCTCCAATAACAGAGAGGTCTACTGTAAAACTAACCCCGTTTGTAACAACAGCAGAACAACTGGGTAAAGGTAAAGGAAAAACTCCTGGAATTTCAGTTAAAAGTGAACTGGATATCAAATCTGAGGGGGGTGTGTGGCACCCCACAGAGAACCCCAAGGGAAGCTACATAGTAAAGGATGCAACCCCATTAACCGTTGCTCGCACCAAATCAGAACGTCTAAGAGAAAAAGGTGGCGCTACATCCGCTGGTGATCTAGAACTTGGTGATGAAGGACTAATCCACAGTGTGCTGGATAGCCTTCGCGTACCAGCAGGTGAGGGCACTACTGCTCCGTTCTTGAGACCAGTACCTGCAGGTGTTAGTGTCCAAACGTTAAATGACCTAAACTACAAAGTAACAGCACCTGAAACCGCCCGCGACATGCCTACAGTTGAAGAAGCTACAGGAGCGGCACCTTCACCTACCCGCCCAGGTGCACTGGGGTCCCAATTTGATATTAGAACAACTGAAGCTACCCCACGTGACCCTGCAGCGTCGTTCACTATTCCAGAGACTACTGAAGAAAAGGTAGCTCTTGCTAAAAAACTAAAAGTAAACTTGTCAATAGCAACTCCAAACATGCTACGTACAAGTCGTGGTGTTACTCGTCAAAGTGTTGGTGCTTCCACCGGGGACATTCTTGGGGACAAACCAAGACCAGCAGACACCCGTGTGAGTGCAATGACCGATGTTGGTACTCCAACTGAAGTTGATGAGGGAACATCCCCATTGCAGGCCGTTGCTCAAATACAAAGTGGAGCTCTTGGCGTTGGCGACATGCAAAAAGAGTTCTCAATTCGCGACGTTCGTGCAAGAAACGCATCCGATCGCGCAGCTCAGCATGAACGTAACAAAGCTGATGCTCTAAGGAGAGTCCCACAACAACCTATAAGCAACCCATACGTTGAAGCCTTTAAGGCAAAATTAGGACCTACCCCCATTAAAATTAATGTTCCCCCGTCTAGGGAGGCTCGTAACCAGGCGGATGCTCTAAGAGCAGAGCGCACAAATCTACTAAGAGACCGGGAGGGTAGCTTAAACCCTTCTAGTATTGACGAGCGCACGGCACAATTAGAAAAAGAAATTTCTGAATTACACGCTGGAACTACCATATCAAGGCCCCTTAGTGACCTTCCTATGGCAATTAACCAAGTTCGTTCGGGCCAGGGAACTAGATCAGTTGACACTCGTGCTCCATTAATGCCAACAACTGATATGCCAGTAAACCGCCCATATCTAGAAGGTGACGCAGTTCCTTCTAGTAGATTAGTAAATGCTGGTCAATACGCTCGTATTGCCCCTAGAACTGGAAACTTCACACGCGGATCAGGTAAGCAGTACTACGGAGAGGTCACATACACCGGAGAAGGGCCAAGGTACTCAGAAATTGCAGGTCCAGAAGGTAGGGGTAAGAGAGCTAATACGCTTACCACCATGTCAGAAAGTGCTCCTTACATAGAAGGGGTAGACCGAGATACTAATACTATTGGTGGACGCGAACTTCTTCCAATACAATCTGCCCAAAAAGCACCAGCTTTTCCTGGTCAAGCACCACCAGCAAGGGGAGCCGCACAAACACCAGGACCTGACTTTACACCAGATCCAATACAGAATCGCAGCCTTTCACCACAATTTAAAAATACCAACAAACAACCTTGAAATAGACCAAAATAACCAGTAGCATATGTTTAGAGGTAACACACAGTATGCGTAAGTACAGTAACGATGATTGGCGTAAGCTAGCTAATTCACAAAACATAGACGACGTATTTGACGAAGTGTATGAAGAACAAGAAAAGCTAGAGTACAAGCAAAAACGTAAGGAAAAAGAGCGACATGGCCTCAAAGAAGACTTCTTCAACTTCTAAAAAGAAGAAGACTGAAAAGAAACAGACTCCTAAACCTAAGCCAATCTCAAACGTTGGTGGTGGACAAGGCGGTATCCTAGGAGCTTTTGGAGGAACCCTTGGCCGCTAGTCCAAACCAGCAGACATTTACTGATTGGGGTGGAGGCTACGATCCTTATGTACCAGAAAGCCAGCCCATGCTTGGCCCAACCCCATCGTTTAGGAATGCTAAGGATGCACGTTTAGCTGCATGGGGTGGTTCCCCTGACACTCAGTACCCAGACGGTTACTTGGGTACAATGTCTTCCAACCGTAGACAAGATAAGATTGTAAACGCTGTTGCTAGAACCAACACTAGGCCCTATAGTCGAGGAGTCCACAAGGGGGAGCGCATCAACGCTGGCGACTACCTATGGCCAGAAGAATTTAACCTTCAAACTGGTTTACTATATCAATCACAAGGTATGAAGTTTGCACCCCCAGGTGCCGCGCCAGTTCAGCTAACCAACGATGGTAAGGCTGGTCCAAGGGGTATACCAAGAGGTATAGGTAGACAGCAGCAAGAGGTTATTGACATGCAAAGACGGAGCCTTCTTAAAACCCTAGCTCCGCCTTGGAAATGATAAACTATAGTTAGTAAAAGGAGGAAATATGATTGGTGGAACCCTTCCAGGAGGATCAGGTGCAGGTCGTGGGGACAACCCCCATGGTGTTGCCTCCGGCAAACCACTAGGTAGTTTTGGTACAAGTAACCCAAATGCACCAGTAGGTCGATTCGCACCAAACGTGATGGCATTTTCATCGCAAACTCGTAACGCCCCATACCCAACAAAAGAAGAAATTGCTGATAACACAGCTCAAGGAAAGATTTCTCCTATCAGCAACAGCAGCCAAGCTGGGTACAGTGTTCCTGCAGGAAGCATGGGGTCTTTAAAGAGTAGTTACAAAAAACTACGTAAAGAAAACCCCGGACTGGGACCAGACTGGGCTAGAAGTACTGCAATTGGTGGAGTTGGTGGCGCTAACATGGTACAAGATGCCAGTGGTAACGCAACCGACGCTAGATACAAGTAGAGTTATATTTGATAATGCATAACAAAGGAGCATACAATGAGTGACACAACAACACCAAAAATTCAAGCACCACTAACGCTAGCTGATGCTTTGTATAAAATATATGTTGAGGGTATCAACCCTGGACTGACACTTGAACAAGCTCAAGAATTACACAGAAGCATTCAAGAGCAATACAAAGATGTCATAGCTAAGTCAAAAGCCCAAAGCACCACTTGGAATGGCGTTAGGGATAACTCGAAATAAAAAACTAGGCCCCAATTGGACGGGACCACGTAAGAAAAGAGAAAAAATGGCAATTAAATCAAGTTTTCGCGGGGGCATGGACGGTTACCACGCTCATCACGCCGAAATTCAAAAAATGCAAATGAATAGTCGCACCTCCATTGACGAAAACAGCTTGCCTATCTACCGTGAAGACGATGACGGTGCTTACGTAGAAGAAGACACATCTAGAGACCCCTACAAAGAACTCGGAACTGCAAAGGAGATGGACAGTGGGTATTAAATCAACCATTCGTGGTGGTCTTGCAGGCATAAAGAATTATGTAGTTGGCCCATCAAGCAACCCAGGTCCAGCTATTGACCCAATGATTGCTGACTCTGAAAAAAAGCTAAAGCCAGTTGGCTCAGCAACTAGAAAGGCATTGGACAATTTTGCGGTACCAGACAGCAAACCACCCAAAAGATTCCAAGAGCCCCAGCGCGAAGATGAAGCAAATCCTTATGGGATACCTCGTCCAACTACTGAAAAACTTAAGTCTAAACCAGTTAAAAAATCTGCTACTGAATACCCTAAAGACATCTCTAAGATAAACTCAGCTCCAAAACCCATGGAACAATCCCCAAGTCAGCTATACGCTGAGAAGGACCAAGCAGACCCCCAGGGTATCAAGCGACCTGACATTAAACCAAATAAATCCATGAGCCAATACGACGGTAAAGGTAAGTAAAATGGCCAAACCATGGGGTACTCGTCAGGAGTTTCTTGTAGACCAGGCTCTACAAGCAGCTATCAGTGATCCTGAGACTATTAGGCAAACACGCCCCGTGGTACCCCAACAACTATTCCCACAAACTCGTGGCATGGCAAAGCAAGAGCACAATTTAATGTCAGTCTTTTCTATGTCAAGATACGGGGTGTCTTACAGGTCATGGGTGTCTGGAACTCCCGTGATGCCAGCTCTAATGACTGGTGATTTTGAGGGTACTGGAAGGTACTCAATGAACTCTTTGGGGAATGTGTAACATGCCTTTTGACGGAAACTTTTATACAAATAACCAAGATCTGGCCCCAACCTACGACTTCTACCAGGAACGTCTTAAGCAGCAGGGAACCCTACCAGGCTCCTGGCAAATGCGTAACGCATACGGCGCAGGCGGAAATGCAGCAGGTAGTAACCCAAGTTCCCCCGGATTTACGTCAAGCTACTCACGTGATGTAAACACAGGCGGTAGGGCACCTGGAACTGCATATCAAGCTAGATCAGTGTCAGGAACAATGCGTGCACCACAGGGGGGTACCGCCTACGGCCCCGGTTCAGAAGAGCAAACCGTAAAGAACTTTTTTGGTAAAATGGGTAAGTTAAAAGATAAAAAAGACAGAGAATCTAATGAAAAAACACCTAAAGGTGGACAACCAGCGCCAAGCGGCGGCGGAGGAGTAGACATGGGCTCACAGCAAAGTGGTAACACATCAAATAATAGAGCTAAAGCCAAGAATATGAACCAATCCGCCAACACTAACGTTGGTGGTAACCAGGTTATTTCTGGTGGTAACACCAGCATTGACGGTGACTTTAACATGGCTCAAATTGGCGCTGGTGCTACTGCACTTGCTCGTGGAGCAAGCCTACAACACTTTATGTTTGACCCCAATCATCCGTATTTTGGAGGTGGTGGAGGTGGTACTCCACAACCCCCCGCCTCTGCTCCTGACGCGCCAAAACCAAACGCAGGTGGTCCAAAACCCACACCCGACCAGGGCACCCCTACACCTACTAAAGAAACCTGGAAACCTGCGGATCGTGGAGTAATGGATATTGGTGTACCCCGTCCAGGACAGCCTGGGTCAAACACTGGGGGCATGCCACCACAGTATGCAGGTATGGGTGGAGATTACGACGCTAGTGGTAACCTTGTTTCTAAACCAGAAACAGGCACACCCAAAGCTGAAACTCCCAAAGCTGAAACTCCCAAAGAAAGCTCCCCCACCCCCGGTACCGGTCTAGAACTATACCGTGGTGGCACACCAGCCACAACCGGTGCCCCCACAGGAGCACCAACAACCGGCGCACCAGCTGGTGGTCCTGGTGCACCAGCACCAACAACTGGTCTTCCACAAAGTCGTACAGGCTTGCTTGACCGCATGTGGAACAGGGCAGCTGACCGTGTGATGCGCGGTACTACATATGGTCCAGGCCAGGAGTACACAGCACAAGCAACAACTGACTATACGGCAGACACCAGAGGTCTACCCTCTGGTGCCCCAACCACTGGCCTTCCAGCAGGTGGAGCACCTATGGGGGCATTAAATGCAGGACCACAGATGACCGGCTATAACCGAGCGGCTCAATCCCAGATGCAGGCAATGGGGATTAGCCCATCTGTACTCCGAGATATGACCTATGGTAACTCTGCTAACAACGGGTCACCCGCAAGCGCCCCAGTTGGTAGGGCTACCCAGCAAGGAGGTGGCACACTTGGCCGATTTGGTGGCCGTGGGCCAGCTCCTGCCGCTGCCAAAACAGGTAGGTACGGTGAAGATCGTGGATTCATGGATATGGGTGTTCCACGTCCTGGAGAACCAGGATCAAACACTGGTGGAATGCCACCACAATACGCCGCTATGGCCCCCGCCCAACCCTCTAGGCACGACATGAATCCAATCACAGGAGCTGTACGACCTGACTTTGGCAATCCTTCATACACTGGCCCATCACGCCATCCTAGCCCACCAGCTCGTGACATGACCGGAGGGCAGACTGGCTATGTAGGTGTTGCTATGCAAGGAATAGGCCAAGCAGACAGTGAGCTAAAGCGTCAAGCTTTCCGTCAACGCTCAAGACGCCCAGGAACCTGAGGAGGATCAAATGGCAGTAAATACATCAAGATCAATGAACGGCGACCTTCACGATGGTATCAACGACGGTCGTCTAAAGAGCCTAACTCCTGGACGAGGTGGAGAGCGCACGGATGATTACGCTGTAACCAGAGCAAAAATGCTACAAACTCAATACAATGTTGTTGACTTTATGCGTGGGATTACTGTATCATCTGATGAAGAATACGAATACGGTTACGCAGAAGACTGAATAACCAAACAAACCTAATTAGGAGTACAACATGCCCCGTCTTTTGACGTGCCAATCCTGCGGTACGATGTACCGTATGCGAGATTACGATGGTCCAGCTGAGTATGACATGGAGCTTATTGAGCTCTGTAATCGTCACCTCGGTCAAGCCTCAAACCCAGACCCTGACGCACACAAGTCAATAATCTTGCGATGTGACCAGGAGACGTGGGAAAAGCTTGGGGATGAGACCAAGATCAAACAAGAGCTAGCAAAAAACGAGTGGGAAGTGCGAGAGCTAAAAGACGATCTAAAAGTCGAAGCTCTAAAGTGCTTTAACCGCCATAATCGCCCATCTGGTATGTGCCCTGACTACGAGAACGAGTCAAAAACTATTGGGCGCAAGATTGGCGTTCCAAAAGAAAACCGCCAGTACCTATGCCACTATTGCCCAGCATCAGCTTTTGTGACTTTCAAGAATCGTCAAGCAAAAGGGATGTATGACGGGTGATCATATTTAACTTTTCTGTATTGGCTCGCCCAGCGGAAACTCTGGCTCTAAGACAGCCCGATCCTCAGGGGTTTTCACTTTGGCGCATGATGCACGATTTTTCAATTGGTCGTGTTTGCTTGGTAGTCAACGAAACATACGACAAGCTGCCAATAGAAGACTGGCTAAAGAAAGAGGGTATAAAACCCTCGTTTTATGAAATGTTAGATGAGCCAGACTCTTATTTAAGAGCCGAGAGAGTTCATCGAGTAGCCGCAGTGTTTGGCAAAGCGGAATGGTACGTTGATAACGACCCAATAACCTGTGCCGAAACCTTAAAACTTGGTATGCCCACGTTGATGGCTGCGTCACCCTACGTTGTACGCCCAGAATGGGCTGGATTACGCGTGATAAAGGACTGGGATACGCTTGTTCAGGAGATGGATAATCAAGCCCTAAAGGCCGCAGAAAAGACTTGGAGAGAATGATGAAGATATTCTTTGGCGGTGCTGAAAAGGGAACCCATAGAAGCCTGCTGGTTGCTAATGGTGTCGACAAGATGGGTATAAACATCACACACTTTCCAGTGCCAAAGCGTAAGGAGCTAGATCTGGCCACGCTTTACGGTGGGGCTGAGTTACTTGTGTACACATCAGAAAATGATGAGGATCTAAACAAGTATGAAAACTTTGTAAGAGATCATGCAGACAGCCTTTCTGTAGTCATTGGTAGGCCAGATATGGACGGCGAATGGCTAGGGGAAAAGTACGTACCCGTCTGGTCAGATGGGGACGACCTAGAACGCATGGCATGGCTTTGTCAGAAGAATGGAAGAGTGGCCATATCAGACAAGGCTATAAATAGTAAGACGTTGCCAAGAATACGCTCTCTAGCACAACGCTGGGGGGCAAAGTTGTACGGTCTGACAAGCAAACCAGACATCATCCAGGAGTTGCCATGGGAGGCAGTTATTGTTGGATCATGGACTTCTGCCATTAGGTATGGGGAAACTCAAGTATGGGATGGTCATGGTTTACACAGGTACCCAGCCCAACATAAAGAGTCTGCCAGACGTAAGCATCGGGCCGATATTATTCGACTTGGAGTAGATTACGATCTAATCATGGAAGACGATGTTTCTGAGGTAGGGGCGTTGTCAATAAGGTCCTGGAAGGCTTGGGAAGAGGGTACTTTTTGGGCCTATGACCCCAGCGATGAGGACGACGAGTCAGAGTTTACCCCCCAAGAAGAGGGGGATATAGTTGATATACCCCCCACTACCCCTACTGCACCTAAACCGGTTTCACGGGGGGGAAGTATTGCTATACCCCCGCTAGAAAAGCGGCACGACAGTGAGCGGTTATTACTACCGGTTATGGGCATTGAAAACATAGTTTCAATGGGTACACAAACAGGCTCTGAGCAGGATGAATACATAGAAATAGCACCAAAAGAGACCCCTGTAATACGCTACCAAAGCAGCCCTTTGCGTCAGTGTGATAGTTGCTATCTAGCCTCACGTTGTCCCGCATTCCGCGAACATTCTGATTGTGGCTTCAAGCTACCTGTAGAGATACGCACCAAGGATCAACTACAAGCAGTGCTACAGGCAATGATCGAGATGCAAGCCAGCAGAGTTTTGTTCGCAAGATTTGCTGAGGAACTTGAAGGTCAAGGGCTTGACCCAGCCCTCTCATCAGAGATGGATAGGTTGTTCTCACTCATAGATAAGTTTAAGAACATTTCAGACACCCGTGATTTGATGCGCATTGAGGTTGAGGCCCGAGGTAACGCTGGTGTACTTTCTAGATTGTTTGGTACAAAAGCTGGAGAAATCTCAAAACAGCTACCTAGTGGGGGATTTGGGCCAAATCAAACCGACCAATTTATCCAGGATGTTATTGACTTTAGCGAGTAGCTCCCTTACACTGGGTGACGCCAGTACTACAACAAGGAGCACAATATGGCAAGAACATGGCGCAAGATTGGTACCACCAGTAGCGACAAGTCAAACAACGTTTGTGTAGATGGTTCACAAATCGTTGCAGACAACGTTACTATAAACGGTGATGGTTTCATGTCTGAAACTGCATTGAGTGTAGATACCGTCAAGAGCTACCTGTCTACAAAAGGATGTACTTTGTGGATGAACTGGGATATAACTAACGATGACGGTCGTGAAGAAGCAGCAGAATGGCTTCTCAGCGAAATTTACAATGTTTTGATGTTCTCGGCATACAACGACAACGAAATGGACAACACCAACAATGCCTAACCCAAATGAGTTCATGGATGCAGTACAAGAGGTCATTGACATGCATGACCGAAAGGGTGCTGATTATGGGTCACAGGCTGACCAGTTTGCAAACGTATCGGCCTCAAGTCAATGGGGAATCCCACCGTGGGTTGGAGCAATGATGCGTGCTAACGACAAGGTTGTACGACTCCAATCTGCGGCCAGAGGGTCAACACTGCGAAATGAGGGCATAGAGGACAGTCTTCTGGACATCGCCACCTATGCCTTGATTGCTCTGTGTCTATTCAGACGAGATCTAGAACAGTAACATGGACTGGATGGAAGATGCTCCGTGCCGTGGATTGAATCCGGATATCTTCTTTCCTCCCCTTGATCAGACAAACCACAACTCTTACTACAAAGCTGGAAAAGCCGTATGTCACACATGTGATGTGTGGGAAGAGTGCTTGAACTATGGTATAGACGAAACTTGGGGATTGTGGGGTGGGTTGACTCCGCAAGAACGAAGAGGTACAGCGAGACTTCATCACGGAGTTATCGAAATGTATCGTTCTGGGTGTCGATGCCCGAAGTGTAGAGAGTCATCTGTAACAGTAAGAAAGAGAATCCCAAAAGAAATATTCCCTGCTAGAGGGCAAGAATTCAACATAGAATCGTTAGTTTTCAAACTTTCCAGCATGTGATGTAGTAAGTTCTCGTCACAATTTGGTAATATAGATACGTGCCCAACCACCCAACGGTTGGGCACTGTCTTTATCCCCTATCAAGGAGAATACTTTTGAAATTGAAATACTCAAAACCAGTGATTCTGGTGGCGTTTGCTACCAGTCTCGCGATCTTGTTACCACTGGCAAACGGTATAGAAAATCCAAAAGAAGAAGTAACCACCCCACTAGTCACCACCCTCCCACCCCAAACGACAGTGGTACAACCAACAACTACAGTAATAGAAACCACGACAACCACCACAGAGGCACCAGTCACCACTACGACTACCTTGGTGCCACCCGGTAGCAAATGTGAAGAATTGGCACCAATTGCGCTTGCAGCCGGATGGCCCCAAGAACTACTAGTAGACGTTCTGGATGAGGCTTGGCAAGAATCTCGTTGCCTCAACATCATCGACGGTCACAAGAACTTTAATGGGCATGACCGAGGCCCACTCCAGATCAACCAGGTGTGGCTCAACGAGATTGAAGCCAAATATGGAAGCTGGGAGTACGTCAAAGACCCGTACTACAACTTCGCGTGGGCGTGGGAGATGTACATTTGGCATGACATTCACAAGGGTTGTGGTTTTAAACCCTGGTCAAGAAAATGTAAATAACTAAAAAAATAAACAACAATAGTTGCAATTGAAAACAGCCACGTGTAGCATACAAACAACGGGCAAAGCCCAAGACACAAGGAGAAACACAATGAATGAAAATACAATTACAGTTCAACTTCCCGAAGAGATGTTGTTGATCAAGATTGCAGACATTGTTGGAACAGCAGAGGTTGCCAGCATTCTCAACTGCCCCAAACAGCAGATCCATGCGCTGAGAAAGCGCGCAGACTTTCCGGCCCCAATTGTCCAGCTGTCAGCAACCCCTCTTTGGAATGCCCAACAGATCATTGAATTCGGCTCAAACTGGAAGCGTCGCACAAAGATCTGAGGAGTAGTACAATGTTGCTCATGGAGACAGACAGACAAAAATATCCAGCTGGTATCTATGAGTGCCCCAAGTGCAGTGCGTGGGTGGAGGTGTTCGTTCCCTTGAACGAGCTCCCCACCCACCCCTGCGGGGTTGGAAAGAGACCAAAAAATATGGAGTACAAAGGAATGGGCCGTGCTAAGACTAGGGATAGTGTCGGGTGATTGGCTTCACCCTATAAAAACAGGAGAACCTGTAGCGTTGTGGGGAGGAAGTGGCTGGGCACGCCTGGGCCAGTATGTTGACCACCTTCCATTTGAAGTGCACGTTGGTACACTCACTTGGTATTACGACAGATTTGTCGTAGTAACTGTAGACGACGAGATGCATGAAGTAGATGTGATCTACATGCAACGTTTAATGCATGAGGGGCTTACCCAGCACGTGCCAATGGCTATTGCAAATGGACAAAAAATAATAAATGATCTTGATGACTGGTACTGGGGTCTAGACACATCAAACATGGCGTTCTTGCATAACCATCCAAAAGTTAACAAAGTTGAGAACACTAACAACTACAAAGCAATCTTGTCGAAGTCCACAATCCTGACTGTCAGTACCCCCTATCTTGCGGATAGGGCTTCTTCGTTTGTACGATGCCCAATACAGGTTATTGAAAACACTGTAGACATAAACCGATTTACACAAACAAACTACACAGACACGGACACTCCAGTTGTTGGATGGGTAGGGTCAACAGCACACCGAAGCAAAGACATTGAGACACTAAAGGGTGTGCTTGACCCAATGGTAAAGAATGGCTCAATAACTCTTTACCATGGTGGTCACCACAGTTCCGCACCAACCTTTGCAAGCAAGCTTGGGCTTACAGAAGACATGGTAACAACAGAGGATATGCGACCAGCTGAGTTGTACCCAGAACTTATGAAGATGGACATTGGCATTGTCCCCTTAAACAAAACACCATTTAACATGGCCAAGTCAGACATAAAAGGTCTGGAGTACGCAGCATCAGGAATCCCATTTATTGCTCAAGATCTCGATGCCTACGTGAACTTACACAAAAAATTAAATGTAGGGCTGGTAGCAACCAAACCAAAGGACTGGGTGAAGCACATAAAGTACCTGTCAGACCCAGATAATCGCAGAAATGTTGGAATGGAGCTACGGTCACGTATACAATCACGTGACATATCCCACGGAATACAGAGACTGACAGACTTAATCAGTAACATATGATTACCACAAGACAACTTAAATGGCTTAATTACGCTGTAGACGTATCTTCCACAGCAACGCACTCTCAATGGAGAGTCGGTGCGGTGTTGGTCAAAGGTGGGAGAGTTCTGAGCATGGGTGTAAATCGGTATAGAAATTTACCTTCTCAGGTTGATCTTGAAGGAGTTTCGTACCATGCGGAAGAAGTAGCTTTGAAGCGTGCTGGAGACGTAACGGGGGCAACGATATTTGTCGCAAGAGTTACCAGAAGTGGGCATCTTGGGTTAGCAAAGCCTTGTGAAAGATGCCAAGAACTTTTGCATGAACATGGGGTTCATTCAGCGATTTGGACTGAGCCAACGGGATTTGGAAAATCGAAAATTGATGACATGATTTTCAGCCGGATTTGAGACAAAAAAATAACACCCCGAGCGAACGACCACGATGTGTAGTCGCCCGCTCGGGGTTTTTGTCATTTGGACGGGGCCACGATTAGCACGTGGCTATGTCAAACTGGCCAATGATACGGAATATCATTAGGAACAGCTGGGAAATGTGGCGCGTAGTGATCTGAGAGTTTACGCACCAGATTTGATTGGTGAGACACCATCACCTTGCTTTCAACTTCCTCATCACTAAGCCACCAAGGCTGAGCTGGTGGCAGATTTTTTATGATTGGGTGTTGGCCAATTATTACTGCGGCCTTGATTAGACAAGAGTCTTTGTACCCTCTTTTCATCCATTCATCGCAAATGGCAACTTGGTATGAAAAAAGTGATTGTTCGTACCCTTTCCACATCTTTACCGCTGGGTGGTTTCTCCAACCTGTGGAAACACCACACAAGCAATTGATTATCTGCAGGTTTTCAACACGTTGCTTACCTAGACGTTTGTTGTCAAGAACTTGAGCGTTCTTTGTAAAGTTTCTTCCATAAGGTAAAAACGTTTGCATCAGTCCCCCTCAATGAGTACGTAACGGTCACCAAACTCAGGGTTCAACCCGAGGGTAGAACCAGAATCCCAGTTGACAGAGATTGTGCCAAAATCATCAATGAAACTGACAACCCCCTCATCCCCTGGCTTTAGATTGGTGTAAGGGTCATTTGTGTACTGCAACCGAATTCTCTTACCAATCATGTTCTTCTCGTACTGTGCTATTGCCACTTTGATTTTCCTTTTTCTAAGGGTTATCCGTATATAACGTCGCCAAACATGGCGTATTGCCAAAACAAATCTTGGGTTTCGCTGTCAAGATCACCTTCTATGACATCGTGAATCACGTTTTGAGCCCAAACCTTTTCCGTGGGCAAAGACTTCAAAACTTTGATCATGTCTGGAATACTGAACGTATTGGTTACTTCCCCATCACCGTCAGGGTCATCCATGGTAATCGTTATCCCATAGTCGTGTCTCACAACATGGGTGACCCACTCAAACCACTGATTGTCAGTCAGCATTCTCAAAATTTCACTGTCGTCCATGACAAGGGTTTTTGGCAACGTTATAGTGAACATTGTTTTTGACATGTTGTTCTCCTTTACTCAAACTTGTACATTTGTTCGGGGCAGAAATTGACAACTGCCGAAGCAGTTATGGCAATCAGCATTTGCTGGCTTCGGTAGTCGCTAGACGACTGCTCAAGAGCAGTTGCTACATCCCACGCCTGAGCACCGCCACGCAGTGCTTCACACACAACGTAACCAGTCTCAATGAGTTCGTAGTCGGGCAATCCCGTGTAACCGAACTCCTGCTCAATGTTCCACAGGAAACTATCTTCATCCGACCACACCGGGGGTGCAGGGGTAGCGATAGGTGCGTCGGTTGTTCTGACCACCTTTACTGTTGTGTCAGGAGCGTCAGTACGATCAACGTACACTGTCTCTGTACCACCACAGGCTGCTAGCCCAAGGATAGTGATTGCTAGTAATCTTTTCAATTTGTTCACATCTCTTTCTGTAGTGTGTCTGGGTTGTAACCAATGTCGATTAGGAACTCTCTGAGTCTTTTTATCTCGGCATTGAGGGCATGGTAAAGGTGTTGTCTCTCAATGTTCTCAATCAACGCCACTTTTTCCAAGTGTTCTGGATTACAGCAGAGCGTGTTACGGCAAAGGTGGTCCAGAGTTTCTGCTTTGGTCAAACTTACATGCTTATGCTGCTCGTAAGACCATCTGTGTGCTTGATAGGCTTTATTGCCTATGTACATTCTTCCGTAGCCTTTATCTACGGTTCCTGTCCATATCCAACACCCATCAGCTGTTTTGTTTATGTTCTTCCAAAACTTATCTTCAGGAAGTTTGGAATCTTCAATTACGTGCAACACACCATCACGTTTTAGTTGTTTATAGTGAGCTGCACATAATCCTTTTGCTACGACCGGTCTATTACACACCGGCCCTCTACATAGAGCCATAAGTACTCCTAGTGTTTGACGGCATCACGATTGCGACGAGAGTGAGTCTACACTAATGCTTTGCTCTTTAGCGCGTCTATGACGTTCCTTTCTGCGCTCTCTTGGACTTAACCCACCAAAGATGCCAAACATGTCTATTTCATGTTTTACATCTAGTGCGTCTTCCAAACATTCTGATTTTACGCTGCATGAGTTGCATATCTCTTTTGCTTCGCGGCTTGACTGCCCGCGTTCAATGAAGAAGATTTCAATTGGCTTGCCTCTACAAGCAGCGTGCTCTATCCAGTCTGAATTTGTCATCCTATACCTCTACTTTGTACAACTTTTTGAAGTCTCGTCTCATCGGATGCAGAGACGATTCGGTTCCGTGTGTGGAATACGTTGGTCCTTGGATGTTGGGTGGGGGTGTAATTTTATACACCCCACCCTTATTCCGAGTAATAGAAAACCCAAGATCCTCAAGTTTCCTAAACATCTTCTTCACGGCTTTTGATTTATGTTGCATGACCATGAGAACACCTTAACGGAGGAGATTGCCTCCATCAACTATTGTCCCTTCTGGTTATGAACGCAAACCCAGCTTCGATGTTCTTCTCCACCGTGTTTGTCAAATCCTTAGTCTTGACCGATTCCGGAAGAAGGTCGAAGGCCAGCTTGTTGGACAACAACAGAACTGCGTCACCAATAGTGCCTTGGTTACGCTCCAACTTGTAAGGCTTCATGAGGAGCACTCGTTGGTCATTGTCCCACACAACGGATTCAACAGAACCAGGGCCGTCGCTATACAAACAAATGTACACAGTGCGCATCTCACCGGTATCTGCGTTGTAGCCTCTGCCAGGAGCAATCACTCCGAACTGCTTGTAACTGAGCATTCCAGGGTGTACACAAATGTACGCGATAAGATCTTGGAGAGTTTCAAACTCCATTTCTCCAATTTCATATGTCCTACACACCTTCCCCTCGTCGTCTATCTCAAGAACACAGGGATCAACGTGGTCGAACAACATTGACCGGTGGGGCAACCTGTTTGACAACTCGTCAATGACACGCACCAAGGACAGTGCGCTTACACCATACGGGGCTTCAATGAAGCCCTCGCTGTTTCCGTCTGCGTCCTCACACGCGAAGTGAACGAACTCATCCATTTGAAATTTCCTCCATGTTAAGTAATGCGTTTACAATGTTTCTTATGTCCAACAGTCTGTCGGTCATGACAGGTGCCGACGCAATTTGATGACCAGCGGTGATGCTCAACGTGTCATCAATTTCTGATAGAACTTTGTACAGTTCTTGGTGCAACTGTTCCTTGTTCACTTCTTCTCCTCCTTGTCATTCGTTCCAAAGATGGAATCGAATGCTTGAAACACCTTGTCAAGCTCTGTTGAAGCCATCAGGTATTCCATGCGCCCGAGTTCAGCATCCATCTGGCGCTTCTTGGTATGGCGCTCTTTAAGCATTTGTGCCATATCCTCGGCTAGTGCTCGGATATCTTGGTCAACGCTGTCATTCTCCAAGTCATCATCGACTTGCTGTTCTCTCTCCAACGATGACTCGTAGCTTTCACGGGCAAACTGACGAGCACCCTCTGGGTCGTCACGGAATTCACGGTCCACCGCGATCACTTGACCCAGATGGGCTGCGATACCTGTCTCTTCAGGGCGCAATCCTGTCTGTCGTTGCAATTCCTCGATGAACAAATCCATTTCATTTGCCATGACTCTTGCATCTTTGTGGGTTTGCATGTAACTCTGCATCAGACGCTCGGTGAAATTGGATGTAACGTGGTACATCCACACCATGTCTTGTCCGGTTCTCATGTGTTCCCACTCTTCGGGGGTTGCCGGGGAAGCCCCGAACTCTTCAAACACTTCGTAATAATCAAACATTTCTTTTATTCGCTTTCTACTTGGTTTATTTTGGTGTTTAACTTGTCTATCAATTCACATTTTTTACACGTATGTGAGTACATCTCACCCGTATACGTAAATACAAAAACGCGGTTTGATACGCTTTCCCTTATGTACGTTTCATACTCCTTGGTTTTTACACACTCACAGTCCAACACAAACAACGACTCACGTAATTTTCTGTATGAGGCCGCTGAATAGGTAGTTTGTGAATCAACAACTTCCAGAATCAAGTTGATAAGTGATTCTTCCAACGTTTCTCATTTCACTCGTAGTTGCTTGTACTCGGTTTTCTTTGTTACTTGATCAGCCACCTCCTGCTTTATCGTGCCCATCTTGATCGCGGCATCCATCAACTGTGTGTCAACGGAAGGCTTGGTAACCTTGTTGAACACTGAAGCACTAACCAGATCTTTGAGCACTTGAGCGTCGAAAGACCGTCTAGCAGGAGTAGACAGCTCAATCGTTACTTCGTCCAGGGTTACAGTTGTAACCCCAGATTCATACATCATGTCTTTCAACATGGCGTCCAAGGCTTCAAACTTGCTCTTGATCACGTCCAGCTCTGCTTTTAGCTTGACCCAATCTTGAGCGGTGTCTTTGATCACTTCGTTTATTGCTGACATGGCTATCTTCGCTTTCTGTACGAGTCCAAGACTCCGTTTTGTATTTGCTCTAGCAGTACCTCTCCTTGACCGTCAATTAGAATGCCGGTAGAAAAGGCTTTCTCTTCAAGGACACTCCACAATCTCTCATCAATTGTTTCGCATCCTTCGATGTGGCACAAAGGTATGGTTATGTGAACATCAAGTGTTTGTGATATTCGGTGTAACCTATCCTCTGCTTGTTTTAGTGAGGCAGGATTCCAAGGTAACTGGGCAATAACACCACGATAGTTTTGGTTTACACCATTACCAGTAAGTGTTAATCCTGTACCAGCTGAGATAATCTGCCCAACCATTACTCGTGAAGCACCACTGTTGAAGTCGTTGACCGCTGCTTTTTTAGCGCCCTCCGACATACCACCTCGCACTTCACAGGGGTTGTACTTAGATAACCCAGCAGTAAGGGCGTTCATTGTGTCTACGTGCTCGGCAACAATAAACATTCCACCTGGCTCGTTATCCAGTATCTCCGATACATGTTTGATAATGGCATCTGTCTTTGCTCTACCAACATGTTTTCGTAGGTAACCCAGCTGAACCAAAGCATATGCTCTTTCGGCTCCCGTAGTGTCTCGGTTTATTGATTCAAGCCACGCAATGAGATCATTATGGACATCCATATAATCTTGCACTGCGGGGCCAGAACCTTCCAAAGTAACGGTCGCCCGAAACTTGGTAGGCAAATCAATTACCTCGTCTCTCTTACGTCTGAACATAAAAGAGTCATGCATACGATTTTTAAGGTCTAGGTCATTGGTTGATATCCTACCAACTTTTCTACCGTTTACTGTTTTACCAGACCACGGTGCGTAGTGTTGATAGAAGTGGCCAATACCACCTATTCCTGCCCATGCGTTAGAACCCAAGAAATCTATCTGAGATACGAGTTCCATGTTTCTACCGTTTGGAGCGGGCGTACCGCTCATCAGTACTTTAACCGCATCACTAGGCAGATAGTTACTTATGTTTATCAAAGACTTGGTACGCTTTGATGCATTCTTGAAGAAATGTGCCTCATCAACGATGATTGCATCAATTTCTCCCATAAGGGCTACTGACCAGTGAGTTAGAACTGCGTTACCGATAATGTAAACATCCGCATCAGGAAGACTGTGCACGGACTGACCTCTGAGTACAGCAGTTTTCAGATTAGGGTTAAATTTACTTATCTCGCTAACCCAGTTCCACACCAAGCTCGGTGGTACTACGATTAGTACTTTTTGTTGCTCCTGCTCAACTAGGGCAGACGCCACAGCAATAGCTATTGCTGTTTTACCTAAACCCATATCTAACGCAAGATAAGACTGCTTTTTAGACACAGCCCATTCAAACGCTTCGATTTGGTAGTCGTACAGGCTTATGTTGAGGGACGGTAGAACTAGCTGGTTGGACGGCGGCACGATTGCCGGTCTAGGCTGTCTCATGCCTCACCTGGAGCATAGAGTATGTTGTTGTACTCGTCGGTGTAGACAAGTTTTGTTGGGTCTACCGGATGATTCCAATCACACCCAAAGTCTTCGCTCGCCCACGTTGCCACGACGTTCATAACATCCTCTATCGTTGGTTCTGGGTACTCCCCAAACTCCTGCAGACTAGTTAGCGCCTCTTCTACAGAGTAACTAACCATTCGTAGGACGTTGATTACTTTGGGAAGTTCGTTGTCTTCTTCCACGTCAGATACTTCTGACCATTCCACGTTTCCTCCTATGCTAGGAAATTTGATAGGGATTGCTCAACCTTCTTCGGCAACTCTGCCACATCATTGATGACCAAAGTTACGTCAGCACCTTTACCTTCCACGAAGGTACCTGCATATGCACCGTCGCCAAGAGCGGTCAACACCCAGTACTGTCCTGGTTGCACGAACGGTTTGATTGACTTGACGTCAGACCATGCACCGTCTGTCAACACGACGACCAGCTGTCGTTGCTTTCCTGCTTTCTGGTTTTCCACCTGCTTCAAAGCAGCTCTCGGGTTTGTACCGCCACCGTCGTGTATGAGCAATGGTGCCACATTTTCTTCGTGCGGGTACAGCATATAGGCATCTGTGTCGAATGTTGAAACAGTGCAAGGAATTTCCAAACTATCGCACGCAAGACGAATACCATACGCTGCGACCGACAACTCATCCATCCATGCATCCATCGACCCCGACGTGTCAAGCAACACAGACACCGAAAGGCTATGGCCAGTCGAGCCTTCACCCTCGTAGTCAATCCAATAGTCGCTGTCGCCTGGTTCATGAGTCTTGTAGGACACTGGGTCCAAGACACCATTTTCCTGACGGAACCGCCACGCTGGGTCAGCGGTCACTGCTAGAGGAGCGAGTGCATTGAGCATTGCACCGGCAACTTTGTTTGCTTTGTCAATCAGTTCGTTGCTCAACGCTGTCGTTGCCTGAGTTCGGATAAGAGGCTTTGACAGCTCCTTGTTCACATCACTCATAAACTGCTCAGCGTCAGTAACACTGGACACACTCTTAGTCGCCTTGATGATTCTATCCTTAAGTTGCTTACGCAACTCAGCGTAGTTGACATTGTGCTTGATTTGCCCACCGGTTCCATCAGACCCAGCACCACGATCAAGTGGTCTAGAGTCTTCCTTGTCTCCTCCCTTACCT